GCTTTCATCTCCATTAGTTATATATGAAGTCGACACTCCGAAATAAGCGGCCATTTTGCTTAATGGGTCTGCTTTAGGAGCATAAGCATCTTTCTCCCAACCAGTGACATTGGGCGCACTAACTCCGGCGATTTTTGCCAACTCGCCTTGGGTTAATTTCTTTTCTCTTCGTAAGGCGCGAATACGCTGACCCATAGTTTCTAGATTCTTCATATAAGTTATCTTACATCTTGCAAAAATAAGTTATCTTTGTTTTAATACTAAGAAATCTTATTTTTGAGGTTGCACAAATGACCAAACAGGAAGCTTATGAGTTGCTTGGTGTCAATGGTGTTGGCTTAGCAAAGTTATTAGGAATTGAGCCACCTGCTGTTTACCAGTGGCCAAATGAAAAGATTCCTTTAGCTCGCGAATACCAAATCAGAGATTTGGCAAATGGCAAAGAACCAATCAAACGAACTACTTCAAATGCTTAGGACCTAACCATGAGCAAATTATCAGTTGATATATCTGCAAGCGCCAGAAATGGCGTATCCCGCATATTGCATGGTCTTGATATAAGCAATCAAAAAGAGATTGCTGAACAATTAAAAGTTGATCCAAGCACTATTACTCGGCTTAAAACGGATAAGAAAAACAATGGCTTGAATGAAATTGAAATGTTTTGCGAGCTATTGAGTTTACTTGGTTTAAAAGTCGTTCCTAAAGATTATCAGAGCATTGATAAAGAACGTGTTGCTGCACTTTTAGTTATGTCTAAAAGCTGGATGAACCGTATAGAAACGGTGGATGACTTATTTCATGACGAAATCAGTGGTCAAAAAGAAAAGCTTGGATATTAAAAAACCACTACCTGCGCAAACAGGAGTGGTTTATAGGCATTCAATTGAGGTGGATCAAATGAACACAAACAATTTATCAGAACAACCAATCGAACTCAACTCACCAGATTTTTTAATAGGTGACGTTGTAGTACTTACTAAAGAGTGCCGTACTTTCAAATCAAATGATTTGTTTGAAGTTAAAAATAAAACTTTGACTAGTTTATGGACTATCAAATCAGAGAATCATTTGATTCTAGTCTCTTCAAAAGAAATCCGCACAGCAACAGTTGCTGAACTTAACGCCAAACGCCGACTAACAAGCGCTGAGCAAGCATTAGCGGAGGTGTCATGAACAGCTTTACACAGCAAATCAAAGATTCTCGTCAGCAAAGTGAAATCCAATCTTTTTACGAGCCTGCATTGCGAGTGCTTGGGCACCTATTTGAGGTGAAAAAGCAAAATTTACGTAACAAAGGTTATGACGAAAATAATGCGGCGGTAACCAAAGTTGAATTTTCAGAGGCTATGGCTCGTCAATTTCGCATAACGCAGTGGTTAGCACAACAGATTGTAACCAGCTTAACCAAGGCGTGTTTGATTGATTCTTTTGGAGGTTATGTTAAGCCAAAGGATGGTGAAAAGTGAGATATGCAGCAAAAAGAAAACAGGATATTTCCGTTTCTACCACACCGCTTGAGGTGGTAATTCCACTGGAACAACCAGTAAAGATCTATTCGGCTAAAGAATTAGCAGCTATGCCACTTTCAGTTATGAATGCCGCAATTGAGGCTCAGGAAAGATTTTATCAACTTGAAGAATTAACCCATATGGGGGGGCAGGCTATAGCAGTTCGCCGTCTCATGGAGGATGGGCACAAACTAATTCAGGTGAAAGAAAAGTCTCGTATTCGCTACAAAATCAACAACGAATTTATTCCTCCAAGAATTATTCGTCAGTTGGAAATGCGCGGTCTTGTAAAATTAGGAGCAGTCACTGATGTATAAATATCTCCACCATATCAGCGACTTTATGGTTGCTACAGCGCACCTTAGCCCAGTTGAAGAGTGCTTTTATCGCCGTGCTCTCGATTTTTATTATTTGAATGAAAAACCATTACCCAAAGAAACCCAGTCGGTTTTTCGTCGGTTACGTGCAAATACCCAAGAAGAAAGGGATGCAGTATTAATTGTGCTGCAAGAGTTTTTTGTGGAAGAGGAAGACGGGTTTCACAACAAACGTTGTGATTCAGAAATCGCCGCTTATCAAAAAGTAGGGGATAAAAATCGTGAAAATGGTAAGAAAGGTGGGCGTCCACGTAAGGAAAAACCAAAAGAAAACCAAAGTGAAGGCGACTCGGTTAATTCTGAAAACCCACAAAAACCCAGTGGGTTAATTTTGGGTTCTGAAAGTGAAAGCCAAAAAAACCTTAACCATAAACCGTTAACCGATAACCAATATATAGATAGTAGTAGTAATGCGCGTGAAGAAAATTCGCAATTTACACCAATCCAATTTGCTCAGTATCAGATCGATGATCACAAGCGTTACTCAATGCGTGAATTCATTTCTGAATACAGCGAGTTTCAATACGATTTCATCTCACTTGCTCAACAAAGATTTGTTTCGGTACCTGAGATCGACTTGAGAACAATGATTCAAAACTTTGGTGACTGGTACTTTGCAAACGAATCAAGCTCGTTGAATACACCAAGCATCTGGTTGGTTAAGTGGTTCTCTTGGGTTCAAAACAACGAGAAACAAGTTGCTGCTAACCGCAAGAAGCAAGAGCAAATCTCTATAGCTGGGCAAAAAGCACAAGAGCCGGGTTACTTCGCCAATCTTTTTGAGGAACAAAATGAATCTCAAATTGTGGATGTAACCCCGGCAAAAAAGTTTCCAATGATTGAGGAGGTAGGTCATGCATGAGATTACCTTGAACGAAGTGCGTCAATTAATCGCATCTCTTCGCACCGTTTACGCTGCTCAGTTCAATAAGCAATTTCCAGCAACAGGCGACAGTGCAATTCCTCTTTCCGTAGTAGAACAGATCGCGCTTAAAACTTTGGTAGGCGTTCAACAAAATCAATTTAACAACGCACTTGCTCGATTACTTACAGCAGGTGGACGTTTTATGCCGTCATTTGCAGAGTTTCGCACCTGGTGTATCGGTGAAAGTTGGATGTCTCCCGAAGAAGCTTGGTCACGTGCATGTAAGTTTACGACTGACCGTACCGTGGTTATTACACAAATTACAAAATATGCATTAGACGAAGTGATGTATTTGATTGAAGCCGGCCAAATGCGAGCAGCTCAAGATAATTTCTTCGGAACCTACAACGTGATGGTGGCTAAAGCTCAATTGAAAGGCCGTCAGCAAGAGTTTTACGCTCCACCGCTACAACTAGAACACAAAGAACCTGAACACACTCCAGTAAGCAATGACGAAGCACAAAAGCATCTCCAATCTTTGATGGAACGGTTAAAGATTAATGGTCGTAAACCTGCACCAGTACAAAAGCTTCAGGCAAAAGAAAAAGAGCCTGAGCCTACAAAGGAATTAGGGCTAGATCCTTTCGACAATCCGCATGAATACGCAGAGATGTGTCGCCGAGAAGGTATGCCGATACCTAGAAATATTCTTCAGCTAATTGAAGGGGCGAATGTATGAATAAATTCGAGATTTTAGCGTGGGGGTTACTCATTTCATTTTTTACATCAGCTATTAGCGGTGCGGTGGTTTTGTGGTGGTTGGCGCGTAAAGAGCTAGATGAGAAAGGATACAGACATGAAAGCAACTAAATTAATTAGAGATAAAGGGCTGAAATACGCGAAGGAAATCGTAGATTCAGCCCCTTCTAACGCAACTGAATGGAATGAGGGTTATGAGTTCCAATGTGGTCAAAGTGTAGAAATCAGCCCAGCAGATCGTGAGAAGTATTTTGTAGATTTGGTTGAGCTTAAACGTCTGGTGGAGTCGGTTGATTTGGTTGAATCATGGGGTGGCATTGAGGACTTAAAACTATATGACTTGTCTCATAGCAAAGATAAACTTGAATCTGCTGGATACAAGTTGCTTCATGCAATTGCTGATTACGAATCAATATACGGAGGCGAATGATGGGATTAGTTGGTGGATACGATGCTCATTTTTATTGCGACTCTTGTAATGCATTTGGTCAAGGTTATGGGCAAACAAAAGCTGAAGCTATACGTGATATCCGAAATCGTGGATGGGTTTTAAAACGAGATGGTCTTGTACTTTGTGAAGCCTGCAAGAACAGAAAAAATATAGCAATCATTCCAGAAGATGATCGGAATGGCTGTGAGTGGAATATATAAGGAGCCAGTCATGAGTGAGTTTGAGGGTAAATCTGGAAAGTGGGCTTGGGAGATTCAAAAAGAACAACAAGCGAATTTAGTTGAGCTAAGAAGTTCAATTGAAAACCTAGTTCAAAAGTATAAGCACGATGCCCATGCTTCAAGCCTTTTTGGTGATCAAGATAAAGCACGAGTTTATAACTGCTTTGCTAATCAGTTGGAAAATTTGCTGAAAGGTGGTGCTTGATGTCATCAGTCAGCATTGCTGAATACCGCAAGTTATTTCCGATAAAGAAAAATAAAAAGCGGCGTTCAGCAAAGCAAGTTGCCAGACAACCAAGTGTGGGTGAAATGGTTCTGGCAACGCATTTAAGAGCATGCAAGATTGGTTTTGAACAGGAATATAAGTTCCATCCTGATCGTAAATGGAGAGCAGATTTTTTAATAACGGGTACAAAGATTTTGATTGAGGTAGAAGGTGGGATCTGGAGCGGAGGCCGTCACACAAGAGGCAAGGGCTATTTAGGGGATATGGAGAAATACAACTCCGCAGCAATGATGGGTTTTACAGTTTTACGGTTCAGCACAGAGCAAGTGAAAGCAGGCGTGGCGATTAAACAAATTGAGCAATTGGTAGGTGAAAAATGAGTGCAGTTTTAAAAACACAACAAATGGATTGGTCTAAATATACTATTGACGGTTGGTTAGAGCAGTTTGGCGCATGGTGTGAAACAGTTAGAATGAAAGGGGGTGATTTGCCAGATGGGCTTCATATCAATCAAATTTACTGGTTGATGCGTGAAGCTGGCAAAGAAGTACAAAAAAGTAAATCTTATATTCGATGTGAGATCAGTGATTATGAGGCGGATCAAATTCAAGCACTTTTACGAAGTCTATTAAATTCTGATAAAACAGATTTTACAACTAAGTTTGCATTAATTTGTTTAATTAAAAATAAGGTTGAAAATAAAGGATTGTTGAAGGTTGCTCAAGAAACAAACCAATCTAAAGCTCAGGTCGCAATTATGGTGAGTTGCGCTAGATTTTATTTATTAGGTCATGATAAAAGATTAAGACAAAATGGAGGTTCAAATGAAAACATACACTGTAAAACTATATGAAGGCGTTAGTCGGGAGAAAGTTAATGAAACTTTGAAATACTACCCTGATTATTTTGGTAAAATATCAATAATTACAAATGTAATTAATAATAAATTGCAATTAACACTAAAAGCATTTGAAGGAATCGACGTTATAACTGCCAATGATCTAATGATTAAAATCGTTGAACGTTTAAAAGCTTCTCAATTAGTAGAAAAGCATAATTTAGACTTGTTGACTGTCTAGACGCTTTATGGCATATTTTTGATATAGTGGACGAAGTATAAGTAATTCACTGATCTAAAGCTCATCGTTTGATGGGCTTTTTGTTTTTATACTTGCTAGATTTCAATTATGATTTAAAATTAAATCAGGTGGCTCGTCGCCAAACATCGCCACCTGAAATTCTATTAGAAATGATAGTTATTTGTTTGTGTCACCTCCATACTAATTAATTGTAGAGTTGATATTGTGTTGTACTGGTGGTGGGCACCAAGCGTCACCAGTACAATCGTTAAAAGCGCCCCTTTTCTTTGCATTAAGTAATGTTCCTTTGATTTAATGGTTAGATTTACACCACACATTAGCTGTCTTCATCCTAAATACATGGTCGTTACATTATAAATCATCTAAATTGAATGCTTGTCTAAATGTTAAGCGTTTAAGAATGCCCACTTAAGCATGTTTATATTTATGCTATAGTCCAGTCTAATTAGAATTTGGTACTTAAAATGAATATCTGTGTTGGTGGTGAACTAGATGGGCAAGTGATCGAAAAAGAAGGCAGATTACTTAAGGCTTCTGACATTGATCCATCATTCAAAACTGAGTACTACAAGCAAGTTTTTAACCGTGACAACATTAATTATCATTTTTGGCTACCAATAGGGTCCAACTTGCATGAAATGTCAAAGCGAGTTTTGGATATTTTGAGAGCATCAAAAACTTAAGCTTAAAGTATATTGTAAATACATCTTCTAACTTGTATGATATGTCACAAATACTGCGCTGAAAGTTTTTTGTTTTTTGACCCGTTTCTTTTTAGAAGCGGGTTTTTTAATTTTTCTTTATGTATTTAAATTAGATGAAAGTATATGTTGCTTTTATTAGGTAGCTTATTGTTTACTTCGCATTAAAATTATTCTTTCTAAGAAGTTAATAAAATGAAAAATTATTTAATAGGGTTAGTTATTACTTTGGGTATTAGTGGATGTGTATCTATACCGTCCATAGACTTTTCGCAGCAAAAAGTTGAAAGGTTTAATCCAGTTAAAAATTGGATTAGTGTTGATACCGCTCCAGTCAAGGATATGCCAAATGGCAAAGAAATCTTTAAATTGAAAGGGGGAAGTGAAGTTTATGTATTCTGGTACCAAGATGAATGGGCGTTATTAAATCCAAATATGGATAGACAACAATGGATTGATACTAAATATTTGTGCAGTTTTGCTGGTTGTTATACTCCACCAGTCACCTATAGATATTCAAAAGGGAGTTTTGATAACAGGCAGCCTGTTTACTCAACTCCTCAAAGAGAATCAAAAGGCTATAATAATACTAGAACTAGAAGTTCTGCTACTACACGGACTCCAAGAAGTTATAGTAAAACGACTAATAACTCTTGTTACTGCACATCTGGAACTTATTGTGTTGGGCCTAGAGGTGGACATTACTGCCTTAATAGCACAGGTTCAAAAAGATATCTTCCACGATAAACTGTATAAGCTTTAAGAAGCTCTGCTAAATATCGATTATTGGCGGGGCTATTTTATTATAAAGTATTTCTGTAAGATCTGAGTGTTGCTTTAAACAACAATAAACCTTAATGATCAGCGCAAAAGTCATAAGGGGAAAGCCTACTTGAAAGAGTAGGCTTTTTTTATGAGAAATCATTCAAGTTCAAGTTGATTGTCATCCTTAGTAACTTTTATTTTTAATTTTTTGTATTTGCGTTTGTTTGGATCTAAAGCGGAGTTTGATACTTCATCGGCAAATTTAGGATTCTGCATTAATTTGTAATAGGTTTTATACCCAATACGAATTCTAGTTGGTGGGCAGTCAGTTCTTTTTGAGTAATATTCAATCTGCGAATTTAATTCGTCTAAAAGTGTTTGGTGTTCCATTGTGTTATTGATTTTGGCAGTTAGGTAAACTAAGGATACTGCAATTTACAAAATCAAGCAGAAGTAATTGATACACATTGTGTTTATTGGTTGTAATGGTTAGTGCATTAATAAGATTAAATGTGACTTATTTAACAAAAAAAAAGTGTTGAGTGAAATTTAATCAAAATGTCACATGGCTGGTTTAAATTATATTTATAAAAATAAAAATGATAGAAGATTGCAACGGACAATAACTATGCAAGCATGATTCTCAAACGATTGAATTAAGCTGACTCTAACAAGTTGGCTTTTTTTTAGCTATCGATTTTTAAATGTGCTAGCCGAGAAATACGGCAAAGCCTCACTATTGATTAGTGGGGGCTTTTTCTTTTTGTGTTAAGCTGATCTCCATAATTTTATGGATTAGTACAATGTTTATTTGCGTTGATGGTGAACTCGATGGGCAAGTGATAGAAAAAAAGGGGTGTTAAGAACAAAGATGTATATAAATATTATAAAACTCAGTAATTGCATAATAAATTCAAATATTTACTTAAAATCAGGGTGACAGAATTTAAACAATCTTTACCTAGGCGAAGGATTTAGTAAATCAAATAAACATTATTTTAGACGGATAATTATAAAAAACGGAGTACAAATGTCGTGAATAAGAATGTAGAGCTAATAAATTACATTGATGTAGCTGAGACAGTTTACGAACGGGTATATGAAAATAATAAAATTTCAAATAATTTGATTGTTAATCTAAATCGCATTATGGCTGAGATAAAGAATCAAGCTGCAGAAAAAAGACTCAAATTGAAGTACAGCTCAATAGACTTTGAACATTGTTTAAGTTTGCCTTTAGCTGATCGCAAGATAAAAGTAGATTTAAGTCTTATACCTCATTTTGAAGATCGTGAAGAAAGTATTTTGTGGTTAACTAACTTTATTGGAAAAATTTGTGAGCCCAGAAAGATGCAAAGACAGAAAAAAAAACTTCATTAAGTACCTGTGAATTTTAGATGAACAGCCCTTAAAGCGGTTTTTTATTGCTAGTAGAATATTTAAGGTATCTTTTCTAATAGGCACATACTATTAAAGTGTTTTTTATTTATTTTTTAGATTGAAAAGATTGCTATTGGAGTAATTTAAATATAAAAATCTTTATTGATTGAGCGTAGTTGTTATACAGGATATTTATAAGGATTTTAAAATGACAATTATCACATTGCTTGATGTTGAGACGAAGAAGAAGGTGATAGTTCGGTCCGTAATAGACCCAATAGCAAGAATAGACAAAAAAGGGAATATACAAATTATTCAAATTCATAAATGGCTAGATGATGAATCTGGAGATTTTGTTGATGAAGACTTATATGAGGCACTCAACAATGGAGAAGTTGGAATATACTTAACTTTGCAGTATATGATCATTGATATTGAAAATTAATTATTTTTTATTTTTAGTCAGTGTGATTTCTTACTCTCTAGAGCCTAATGGTTACTACACATAAGACCTTATTAAGTATTACCTATTGATGGGCACATATTCTTTATAAGTCTTGATAAGTAAAAAAATTATGTAGGCTAAAAATAAAACCATTTAAAAAAAGAAATCTTTATCTATTTAAATATGAATATTTGATATTTTTAATTCAATCCCTATTGCTAGTGCTTAAATATTATGCCAATATGAAGTTGGAGATATTTCCGAATAGATATTTCCTATTTCAGGTCTAAGCGTTTTTTTTCGCTAAGCCCATTTCTGAATAAAAATAGGAAGTGGGCTTTTTTATTTTTAAATATTTCAGTATTATCAGTGTGTTGCTTTAAGTAACATTAAACCTTATTGATCAGCGCAAATATCAAAAAAGGGGGAGCTTGCCTACTAGGCAAGCTTTTTAAATTGATAATTTAAACACAATAATCCATTTTAAAGCTCAATAGAAAAATCAAACTTCCCTAGCTTTTATTCGTACTAATTTATTGAATATAATCGTTTTTATAATTTTTAAAATTTCCTTAAACTAAAAATGGAAAATTTCTTGTTGCAACATTGTTATAATAGGACTACCTTAAGGAAAATACTTTATAAAAATGAGGAGCTGCTGAAATGCCACAGTATCTCATGTTTGCGGAAAATATTTATAACAAAATTAAAGATGAGGAATTGTTTTCACATGACTGTATTGAAAATATGAACTTACTTATGACATGTATACGCAGAGAAATTGAGGGAACAGAATTTAAATTAAAATATAATTTTATTGATTTTGTTGAATTGTTTAGTAAACAATTAGATGAATGTAAAGTAAAAATAGATGTGAGTTTGATTCCTCCTCATAATTCAGAAGGTGAGTATATTTTATGGTTAGCTGGATTTATCGAAAAAATTACAGAAGGTGGACCTAAACCACCTCCGCCTATAAAGAAATTTATTCCAGAGTATATGACCTTGAAATCTGAATTAGATTTTTTACCTTTAAATGAGGAAAAAATTCAAACCGAAGGTAAAGAAATTACGGATTACTTTAATTCAAAGCTTTATAAGGCAACTTTTAAGAAGTAATACTATATTGCCTGTGAGTTTAGCCACCGCCTTAGGGCGGTTTTTTTATGGGTAAGAATAATGGATTCTACAGAATACTTTTGGCTTACTCGGAAAAAAGAACCTAAAACTAAACCTAAAAGCCGGCCATTGCCTAAGGCGAAGCAAAAATATCTCGAGGCTGAGGCAACACTTAAGGAAGAGCTTGAGGATTTGGCGATTGGATTTGAAAGTAAGTTTCAGCCGATCCATACCAAACACTGGCGCTT